TGCCCGAAGCCGAGTCTGTAGACGAGAATGTAGTCATTCCTTGGGAAGCAGAACTGGGTGGCAGGGTAAGCCCCTACTGTGATTACGAAGAACCACCAGCCTACGGCACTCCCGATGAAGCGGATGATACGCTGACTATCGAAATGCCGCTAGACGGATTTACAGAAGAATCCCTCTTAAACCTTGAGAAGTTGGTGTCCAGCAAGGCAGCGCTCATCAAAAGAGCCATGGGAGTGGATGCCCTGCCGATAGAGCGGACGGAAACCACACTGAAATTCCCCTGGTTCTCCGGCAGCCTCACTGCGGCAGAAGTCAACGCCTATGCCCGCTTCATCGGTGCGCTTTGCGCCATGGCAAAGAACCAAAAACGGGTAACGGCTACGGAAAAACCAACTGACAATGAGAAGTACGCCTTTCGCTGCTTCCTTTTGCGATTAGGCTTTATCGGGCCGGAATACAAAGAGGAGCGCAAGGTCCTGCTCTCCAGGCTAACCGGCAGCTCCGCTTTCAGAAACGGCCAGCCAAGCCCAGAGGAGGTGCCGGAAGCATGAAGCAGATTCATCCGGAAATGTTAAAGGCGCTGAGGTCATATTATCCCCCGGGTACGCGGGTCGAACTGGTGCGCATGGAGGACCCGTTCACCAGGCTGAAGCCCGAAGACCAAGGCACAGTATCATTTGTAGACGATACCGGCACCGTGTTTGTCAACTGGGACTCAGGCAGCGGGCTGGGGGTAGTATTTGGCGAGGATGAGATAAGAAAAATAGAATAGCCGATTAAACGCCCTGTTTTAAGGGCAATATTTATGTGGATTTAAGCGGTATATTTTGCTTGAAACCCTTGCTATATAGCCCTTTCAGAGTGATATATGTACACACCAAAGCAAAACACACCTGAAAGGAGCTAGAAAAGCATGTTAAACACCAAGTTTGGAATCGAGATCGAGTTTACCGGGATTACCAGAAGCCAGGCCGCCGAAGTGGCAGCCGAGTTCTTAAACGGCAGAATAGAAAACTGCCGGGACAGCTACGACACCAAAAAGGTACAAACTCCCGATGGACGCACCTGGAAGTTTATGAGCGACGGGAGCATCCGCCGGGAAGTAAAGGTAAACGGCAGAAAAATCAGTGCGGAGCGCGAATACAGCGTAGAACTGGTAAGCCCGATTCTTACCTACCGCGAGGATATAGCAACTCTGCAGGAACTGGTCAGAAAGCTGCGCAAAGCCGGAGCCTTTGCCAACCCTTCCTGCGGGATACATATCCACTTGGATGGCTCAAACCATACACCAAGAAGCATTAAAAACTTCATCAACATTATCGCCAGCAAGAACGACCTTTTTTACAAGGCCCTGCAGATAGAGCCGGAACGGATGAGATTTTGCAAGAAGATGGATAATGCTTTGGTGGAAAAGATAAACGCCAGAAAACCGAAAACCATGCGGGAGCTTGAGGACCTCTGGTACGAAGGGTACTGCGAAAGCCGCGGACGCCACTACCATGAGAGCCGCTACCATTTTTTAAACCTGCACAGCTTTTTTAACGGCAACCATACGGTCGAGCTGCGGGGCTTTAACAGCGAGCTGCACGCGGGCAAAATAAGAAGTTACATAGTTTTAGCCCTGGCCATGAACCACCAGGCCTTGACTCAAAAAAGCGCCAGCGCTAAAAAGCCCCAGGTTGAAAATGAAAAGTTCGCCATGCGGACCTACTTAAACCGTATCGGCTTCGTCGGCGAGGAATTCAAAAACTGCCGCGAGCACCTTTGCAAACACCTGGAAGGCTCTGCGGCATGGAGGTTTCGGGCGGCTTAAACCGCCGCCGAAGCCGGTTAAAAAGGAGGTTACTGCAAATGGATAAGCATAATAAACTGTATATCGCCTACGGCTCCAACCTTAACCTTGTGCAAATGGCTGACAGGTGCACCTCCGCCAGGGTAATAGGTAAGAGCGAGATGAAAGACTGGCAGCTTTTGTTCAGGGGTTCACGTACGGGCGCGGTAGCAACGGTGGAACCTAAAAACGGCAGCAGCGTTCCGGTTCTGGTGTGGGAGATAACACCCGCTGATGAAGCGGCACTGGACCGCTACGAAGGCTGGCCGTTCCTCTACCGCAAGGAAACGGTCGAGGTGAAGGTAAACGGCAAGGCTGTTAAGGCTATGGTGTACATCATGAACGAAGGCAGGCCTCTGGGCCAGCCCAGCTGTTACTACTATTCAACAATACTGGAGGGTTATATGGATGCGGGCTTTGATGTGGATATCCTGCGCCGGGCAGCAGCAGAATCCGTAGAGATGGAGGAAGCAGAATGAACGAGACCATACGGATGCAGATTTTAGCCATCAGGGAAAGCGGCATCACGAACATGTTCGACCTCCCCCGCGTCCAAAAGGAAGCATACACCCGGGGCTTTTACGAACTGGTTAATTACCTTAATGAGCATAAGGCTGAGTATGCGCGATTTATCCTAACGGGCGAGGAAGATGAGAGTAAATAGCCAAGAACGATAAAAATACGGTTAACAGAGCTTCGTTATGAGGCTCTTTTCTTTTGTTCGCTTTAAGAAAGGAGGCGGCAATCATACGCAAACTCAAGAAATATAAGCCGACACAGTTTATGGCACCGGATTCAAAATACAGCAAAGTTGCCGCCGACTACGCCGTGGCGTTCATCGAAGCCCTGTGCCATACCAAAGGCTCCTGGGCTGGCAAGCCCTTTGAACTCATCGACTGGCAGGAACAGATTGTCCGTGATATTTTTGGGGTACTGAAATCCAATGGCTATAGGCAATTCAATACGGCTTATGTGGAAATTCCAAAGAAAATGGGCAAGTCTGAACTGGCGGCGGCGATCGCTTTGCTTCTTACCTGCGGGGACAACGAGGAGCGCGCCGAGGTTTACGGTTGTGCCGCCGACCGCCAGCAGGCGTCGATCGTATTCGAGGTAGCGGCTGATATGGTAAGGATGTGTCCGGCTTTAAACCGCCGGGTCAAAATCCTGGCTTCCACCAAGCGGCTTATCTACCTGCCGACCAACAGCTTTTACCAGGTGCTGTCGGCTGAAGCCTATTCCAAGCATGGTTTCAATATCCACGGTGTGGTGTTTGATGAGCTGCATACCCAGCCCAATCGGAAACTGTACGACGTTATGACCAAAGGCTCCGGGGATGCCAGGATGCAGCCCCTTTACTTTCTGATTACCACCGCGGGCGATAACGTAAACAGCATCTGCTATGAGGTGCATCAAAAAGCCAAAGACCTCCTTGAAGGCCGCAAGCATGATGCGACGTTTTATCCGGTCATCTATGGAGCTGAGGAAGACGACGACTGGACCGACCCCAAAGTTTGGAAAAAAGTTAATCCATCGCTGGGCATAACCGTAAGCCTTGACAAGGTTAAGGCTGCCTGTGAGAGTGCCAGGCAAAACCCTGCCGAGGAAAACAGCTTCCGGCAGCTTAGGCTGAATCAATGGGTCAAGCAGGCAGTACGCTGGATGCCCATGGAGAAATGGGACAAATGCGCTTTTAAGGTTGACCCGGAAAAACTAAAGGGCCGGGTTTGCTACGGCGGGCTGGACTTATCCAGTACGACGGATATAACAGCCTTTGTGCTGGTTTTTCCCCCGGTTGATGAGGACGATAAATTTCATATTCTACCCCACTTCTGGATACCGGAAGAAAACCTTGACCTCAGGGTTAGGCGAGATCACGTAAACTACGACCTGTGGCAAAAACAAGGTTTTCTGAAAACCACCGAGGGCAACGTGGTCCACTACGGATTTATCGAAGCCTTTATTGAGGAGTTGGGTACCCAATACAATATCAAAGAAATCGCCTTTGACCGCTGGGGAGCGGTCCAGATGACACAGAACCTGGAAGGGCTTGGTTTTACGGTGGTGCCGTTTGGCCAGGGTTTTAAGGATATGTCCCCTCCTACCAAGGAATTAATGAAACTGACCCTGGAAGAAAAGATCGCCCATGGCGGTCAGCCGGTGCTGCGCTGGATGATGGATAATATTTTTATCCGTACTGACCCGGCTGGTAATATCAAACCCGATAAGGAGAAAAGCACCGAGCGAATTGATGGGGCGGTAGCGCTGATCATGGCGCTTGACAGAGCTCTTAGAAATCAAGGAAATACTGGGACTTCTGTCTATGATGAGCGAGGGCTTCTTTTTTTATAGGCTTTTTAGACGCACATAACTAAATCCTTTTAGGTATGCTGTTGTATTTTACGAATTATTTTGCTACAATAATAACAGCAATCTGGAAGGGGGAAAGGTTATGCCCAACATCAAACCTATATCTGATTTAAGAAATTATAACGAAGTGCTGCGCAACATAGAGTTGGGTTCGCCTGTCTTTTTGACCAAAAATGGCCGGGGGCGCTATGTGGTTATGGATATTCAGGAATATGAAAAGATGCAGGCAACCTTAAAATTGCTTGCAGAACTGGCCAGAGGGGAAAAGGAAGGGCGCGAACATGGATGGTTAAGCATTGACGAACTGGAAGCATCCCTGGGAGTAACAAATGGCTAGTATTAAAATCTCCCCCAGAGCACAAAAAGATTTGCTGGAGATAAAAGAATATATATCCGAGGAACTGTGTAACCCCACAGCGGCAAATAACGTATTGTCCATAATCACCAAACGAATCCGGGAGCTTACGGAATTTCCGTTGATGGGCGCACCGCTGTCATCTATTATTGATTTTGAAACCGGCTATCGTTTTCTTGTGTGCGGGCAATACACAGCTTTTTACCGCTATGAAGGTGATACTGTATATGTGGACCGAGTGCTTTATGGCAGGCGGGACTTTATGAGAATCCTCTTTGGGGATATTGCGGAGGAAGAAGGAAACTAACGGACAAACCTGAATTTTAATATTAAGAGCATCGCATAGGCGGTGCTTTTTTTACACCCATTTTCAGGAGGAACACAATATGAAAATACCAATTTTATCTGGTTTCTTAAAATCCCGGGCCAGCCCCAAAAACACCTTGTACGGCAGCGCATACAGCTTTTTCTTTGGCGGCACCGCCAGCGGCAAAACCGTCAATGAAAGAACGGCCATGCAAACCACCGCTGTTTATGCCTGTGTCCGAATCCTGGCCGAGACCATCGCCAGTCTGCCACTGAATGTTTACCGTTCCACAGACATTGGCAAGGAGAAAGCCATAGACCACCAGCTATATTATCTGCTCCATGATGAGCCTAACCCGGAGATGACTTCATTTGTGTTTCGAGAGACACTCATGAGTCATCTTTTATTATGGGGCAATGCCTATGCCCAGATTATAAGAGACGGCAGGGGCCGAATCCTGGGTCTATACCCCCTTCTCCCCGATCGTATGACGGTGGACAGGACAGCTGACGGGCAGCTCTATTACGAATACCGTAAGGATACCGGATATGTGATCTTGCGGCCGGAAGATATCCTGCACATTCCGGGGCTTGGCTTTGACGGTCTGGTGGGCTACTCCCCCATCGCCATGGCCAAGAACGCTGTGGGCATGGCAATTGCCACTGAGGAATACGGTGCCAGGTTCTTTGCCAATGGCGCTAATCCCGGTGGCGTTTTGGAGCATCCCGGCGTGGTCAAGGACCCGGCCAGGATTAGGGAAAGCTGGAACGCTGTATACCAAGGCAGCAGCAATGCCCACCGGGTAGCAGTGCTGGAAGAAGGCATGAAGTTCCAGCCCATCGGAATACCGCCGGAACAGGCGCAGTTTCTTGAAACCAGAAAGTTTCAGACGGAGGAGATATGTAGAATCTTTCGGGTACCGCCCCATCTGGTGGCCAACTTGGACAAAGCCACTTTCAGCAACATCGAGCATCAATCTATCAGTTTTGTAGTCCATACCATCCGGCCCTGGCTGGTAAGGCTCGAGCAAGGAATGAATAAAGCTCTGCTTAGCCCATCCGAAAAAGGCCGGTATTTTGTGGGTTTTGTGGTGGACGGACTATTGCGGGGCGACTATGCATCGAGGATGCAAGGCTACGCCATAGGTATTCAAAACGGCTTCTTAAGCCCCAACGATGTAAGAACCTTAGAAAACATGAACACCATCGAGCATGGCGATATTTATGCCATGAACGGCAACATGCTGAAGCTTGAAGATGTGGGCGCGTATGCCAATACCAACAGAAAGGAGGT